GCTGGTGGACCTTCTCGGTGCCGATGTTCGTCTGGAACGGCGTCGAGGTCGGGGTCAGGTTGGTGATGATGTCGGAGATGTCTTCCTTGAGGCCGATCTCTTGGAAGGTCTGGAAAGTAGTCATAGTGTCTTAAGTGTCCTGCAGCTGTGCTGCGTTGAGGAGAGGGAGTTGCGAGCGCAGCGAGTGCTGCTTAGTCGCGAGAGGCCGTCAGGCCGACCATGAAGGCGTTCACGCCATCCTCATCCGAGCCCGACTTGCCGAGCTTCGAGACGGCCTTGTTACGGGCGGTCTGGGTCGGAGTGGTGCTGGAAGAGGCGGGGGAGCCAGAAGACTTCACAATCTTCGTGGGAGACTTCTTGGTCTTGACGGTCAGGACCTTGGAGGAGCCGCGCTTGAACTGCATCGCCATGTGGAGGAGCTTGAACGCGACAGGATCAACAAGGGCGTTGATGGTGTTGGCGTCGGAGCCCATCTCACGAGCGAATGCGCGGAGATCGTCATAGACTTTGTCGGACCAACCTTCGATGTAAAGCGGGTTCGGCTTCTCAGCGGTGCCTTCGGTGGAGAGTGAGCTGATGCACACTTTCGCCTGAGCGACGTTGTTGGCCTTCTGCTTGTCACTGATGGTGGTCATCAGCGTACCCAAGTCCTTCTCGAAGAAGGCTACGTCATCGAATGCAGCCTTGGCTTCATCCCGAAGGGCAGAAGCGTCGGCAGCGGAGATGGCGGGGTTCTTGCTGACTGCGAGCCAGTCGATGTTCTGGTAGGGTGCCGCTTTGGCCTTGGCCTTCTCGTGCAACACGTTGAGTGCTGCGACGTTCTTGGCAATGCCTTCGTCGGCGGCTTTTCGTTGGTCCGCGACCTCTTGTGATTTGCGGGTCAGCGATGCTTCTTGGCCGTAGAGGCGCTTGAGGTCCTTGACGGAGACTTCTTTCTCTTCGTCTCCAATCTTGACCTTGACGTAAGTCTCGTCGCTATCGACGTACTTCTTGTCCTTGGGCTTCTCTTCGGCTTCCTCAGTTTCACCTTCCTCGCCTTCGGTCTCTGGAGTTTCCTCGGAGGCCTCGTCGTCTTCGGCTTCTTCTTTGGGAGCTTCGCTGTCGTCTTCGTTCTCGACCTCTTCGGATGGCTTTCGCTTTTTCTGCGGAGCGTCCTCGTCTGCGGGGTCAAACCCGAGGTGGCTTAGAAACGCATCGTAGCCATCTTCATAGCTGGATGCGGTATTGGTATCAGCAGCAACGTCCGTGTGGATAGTTGACATCAGTAAATCTGTCTCGTGTCGGCACGCTCGAAGCCTTCGTCATCATAGGTGACGTCGGTGTCTGTGGTGCTCATTGGGGGTTTGGGTTCTTTGATGGCGGAAGCGGCTGAGGCGTTGAGCTTCATGAACTCTAAGAGGCCTCGTGCGCCCCATAGCGTTGCGTAGAGGTGCTCACGCTTCTTCGTCTCGTGTGGCGCTGTCGCCAGTAGGTCAGCAGCAATCGTCAGTTCATATTGTCCGACGATGTTCGTGAAGTCTGAGCTGGTCAGGAGAGCTGCGCACAGCCCTCCCGTAACCAGTAGTTCAGCATCGGTCATGTGTTAGTTGGTGTTCTTTCGGTCATCGAATAGGACGCGCCCGTTGTTTCCCGTGAGCTTGTCGTCGTCGGACCACTTTGGAGCGTCAGGGGTAGCCCATTGGCTCTGATTGGAGAACGTCTCGTGGTACGGGGTCTTCCAGTAGTCGGGGTAGTGCATGCGGCTGTCGTTTGGGTCGATAGCTGAAGTTGCCTTAGGATCACCCGAGCTGAGCCCATTGTAGAAGCCCCGCATGTCGTAGTCAGAGGGTCCTTGTGCGTTTACATCGAACGGCACCCTGTTCTGCTTCACCCATGATTGGAACAGTTGCTCCTGCATCGGGGGGAGTGTCGTGTTGTACGACGATGGATTGCCGTTGACGTAAGGAGCGTTGCGGGCGTAGGCCTGCTGAGGTGTCATCTCCGGGCGTTGGTACAGGATTCCATCACCCACTCGGGTTGTCCTTGTTGCCGAAGTAGCTCATGAGTTTTTGGATCACGTCAGGGCCTGAGGACTGTTGAGGTCCGAGGCTTGCCCACTGGTCTGAAGTGCCAGAGAGTGGCGCGCCACCCACGGAGTTGGGGCCAGCGAAAGGGCCTTGAGAGCCGAGAGGAGCGCCGCCGACTGAGGTGGGGCCTACGTTTGGAAGGGGTGCGCCACCGACTGACATAGGTCCTGCTGGGCCTGTGGGGGCGGCAGGAGCCAGAGCCTGTGCGGAGAGCGCGGGCCACTTGCTGGTATCAACAGGCGCGGGCGTCGGTGGCGTCTCCAGCATTGGCGCTGGGATGCCTGAGGGCAGCGGGGCGAACTGATTGAAGCCCCGTGCCACTCTGCCGTTCGGTGTCGAGTTCTGCGCGTGGGCAGCGGCCAAGGCGTCCGTCAGAGCTGACATCTGGCCTTGGTCGTTGTTGCGCACGTTAGGCTCCATGCCCGCAATACTGAGCTGTCCCCAAGGGACCGGGGGTAGTCCAAACATTCTTTAGTTCCTTGGGGCTACGACGCCCTTATCTTCGTTCGGGGGATGCGCTTCGAGCATGGCGATCTCGCGAGCGCCGATGTCGATCTTCGACGCGGTCTCAAGGTCCTTGCGGTTGTTGGAGCGGTCGTGATCCATCGAGGCCAGCTTGAGCTTCGCCTTGTCCACATTGATCCGTTCACTATCGACCGCCAGTAGCTTCTGGTTCTTGTCGGTAGCTGCGGAGCCCTGCTGGAGCGCGGCGGTAGCGAGCTGTTGCTTGATGTCGAGTTCCCGGGTCTTGAACGGATCAGGCGGCGGGGCCTGTGTCTTCGCGGGCAGCGTGAGGTACATGTCCGCCCGGGGGAGCCTCGCGGCTTTCATGCCGTCCATGATCATCGCGTACTTGTTGTCGAGCGTGAAGATTTGCTGGAGACCGGGGTCCTTCGCCATCTTCTCGTACGTCGCGCTGATCTCCGCAGCGAGCTTGTCCTTCTCACCATAACCGAGGTGCAGAGAGACGGAGCACGTCTTGCGTTCGCTCCAGGTACTGGGATCGACTTGCATCGGCGCACCAGCAACATCGATCACACGCTTCTTGTCGTGGATGATACCGAGGCGCACCACCTCGATCATGAGGGGCACGAAGTATCCGAAGGCGAAGTTGCGGGCGGCGATCTTGGCGCGCTGACCCGAGGCCTTCATCATGTTGTCGATGAGGGCCGAGGAGTTCTGCGTGCTGATGGCGTCCTTGTTCATGCCTGTCGAGAGCGCGGACTGTCCCGTGGACTTCTCGTTGTTGTCCGTCAGCAACTGCATGACGTTGAGCACGTAGGGGTTCAGCGGGTTCTGCGGCAGCGCTGTGACGCTGTCGGGACGCCTCACGTTAACGAGGCCTCCCATGCGGTTCTCAAGCATCTCACGGGGGTTCATCAGGCCGCCGTTGACAACTTGCCAGCGGGGATTGGTCGTGATGGCCGTGTGGTCGAGGACGCCGCGCATAAGAACCGTGCGGGCATTCTGGGTCGGGACTACGCGTGCTGCGAAGTTGTTGCCGTAGAATAGATGGGGGATCGGCAACGGGACGTAGGTGACGAACGGGGCCTTATCGACTTCCTCAGGCTCATCGAGCATGGTGTCGTTGACGTGGCTGATCTTGTAGAGGCGCACACCCTTGGAGCTGTCGATCTGCATGCGGATGTAGCTCTCGTAGAGCAACACCACGTCCATCTCTTTCTGGACAGCATCATCGCCAGCCGAGTTGCTCTCCACCACGTTGTTGCGGGCGAGGGCCTCAGGGGAGAAGTCTACGTCAGCAGGGGAGCTTGCTGGCAACCCAGCGACGACCTTCTTCTTGTACCCCATCTCGATCAGCTCAGCCTTGGTCTTCATCGTCCTGTGGCCGCAGTAGCTCGCCTTAGCGATGCTCTTTGACCGGGGCGCGATGATGAACTCTTCGGGGGCTACGTTCTCGATGGTGGTGTGGGAGACATCCTTCTTGCGCGTCAGAGAGCCCGCGTACGTGTCCGTGTCAGGATCGTGAGTTCCTTCGAACTCATCGACCTCCTCGCTGGAGGCAATGGCGTGCGCGTGCTCGTAGGGCAAGCCCTCGAACTCATGGTCACTGTATTCGAACTTCTCTTCCCAGTAGACCTTGGAGACACCAACTCGGGCCGTGAGGCCGTCGTGGATGATACCTCCGAATATATCGTGGCCTTCGTTCTCTCGGAAGATCACATAGCGTGCGTACTCAGTCGCTACGCGGCAGTCGCTGATCGCCATGTCTTGGTCGGGGTCGAACTGCGCGATGTCGTCACCGCTGGAGAACGTCTCAAGAAGCGTGGCCTTCAGCGTCTCGACGCTGTCATAGACATCGGATGAGATGTACGAGGATGAGCCTTCGTTGGCGCGCTTCGGGTAGTTGCTGTTGTAGTAATTCAGGACACGCTCGCGCTCACGGGAGAGCTTGCTGTCATACCAGCCAACGCTATCGGAAGCCTTGGCGAGAACGCGCGTAATGATTTCGCTGTCGTCTAAGACAGTCGGCTTCTTCGCCATGGGTTTCCTTAGATTGCTTTGGTGTAGAACTCGTCAGAGAATGCGACGGGGGTCCATTTGCCTTCGTGAACGTACACAGCGATGGCGAGAGCGATGACGGTGTCATCATGTGCGCCGCCTTCAGCTTCGAGCCTGCCGCTCTCGGTTACGACGAAGGTGAGCATCTCATCGAGTGTCGTGGGATCGTTGATGACCACTTCGCCACTCTTGAAGGATGAGCGCAGCTTGTCGATGATCAGGGGCTTGGTTGCTTCAGAGGTGAAGAAGCCGAGCCTGATCGTGTCCTTGCCGCTATCCAGCGTGCCTTCAACAGTGTCCGTGTAGAGCGACGGATACTGCATGTCTCTGAGGGTGATACAGGTGACTAGCCCGTGGTTGTTGCGTTCGGGCGCAATGAGGGCCGTGTGATAGTGGTAGCCGAGGGTCGCGAGGACCTTTGCGAAGTAGTCGGGGTAGACCGTGCCGCGCCATGTGGCGACGAGGTTCATCTGGCTGTCTAGTATCTGCGCGCACGAGGGATCACCCCCGCGAACGCCCATGCCTACGTCAGCCCCGATGACATACGTCTCGTTCGGGTCACGCTTGCGGTATACCGTCAGCTCACCACGGGAGTTCTCCACGAGGTTTCCGATGTCGTCCGTGATGTTGTCCACGGTCATCTGGCGGATGGCCTGAGGCTTCGCCTTTAGCTCTGCGATGCGCTCGTGGAGGAGCTTGGGCTCGAACACGGGGCGACCAGTGGAGATGAAGGCTTCGTCGGGCGTTGCGGGATACTCCTGCATGAACAGGTCGTCGTTGCTGTTGGCGATCTTGCGCCTGCGCCACACGAGCTGCTCGTTGCTGTTGAGGCCTTCGTCCTTGAAGCGCTCGATGAGCTTCTCTTCGGCTGGCGTGCGTTGGAAGTCAGCGGGGACTTCGTCAGGGCGCACGCGATACTCAAGGCTCTCGAACCACGCGGAGAAGAACGGGATGTAGCCTGTGCGGCCTGTGGCTGCGCCGACCCATGCTTCGCGGAACTTGCCCGTCATTCCTTGGGCTGTGCTCTCTATGAACACGGCTGTGCCGGCAACGTCAGGGACCGCTTGGATTAGGCCATTGAAGTTGGCTTTCGCGAACCCAGGAGGCCAGAAGGCCACTTCGGATAGATGACATACCTGGAGCGTGTCACCACGGGCCACGCCGCGACCACCAGCGGTGGCGATGCGGAGCGCGCTGTCTAGCACGTCGAAGGTCAGTTCGTTCTTGGAGTTGTACTTCGTGTGGGCCTTGACGGCCTGTGGAGCATTGTCGTGGACGCGCTTGTACATGTCCCAGAGAGTTGCCGTAGCATCCGCTTCATGGGCCATCACGAGGCCCTTCTGAGCGGGGCGCTGGCTGATCCACCAATACTGCCACGCCGTGATGACGGTCGAGAGGCCCTGTTGACGAGCCTTGAGGACAACCATGCGGACGTAGCCGCGCGTGTCCATCTGGTCGATGATCATCTTGGCGAAGCGCCGCTGCACGCGGTTGAACACCAGAGGGACAATGGTGCCCTCTTTGGTTCTAATGCGGACGCAGTGTCTGGCGTAGAACTCGAAGTCTTCTAGGAGCCTGCGCCGTGTGTCGAGAAGCTTATCCTTCTGCGGCATCAGCTGCGGCGATCTCCGCGAGGAACTGCTCCGAGGTGTTGATAGTCACCTTGGACTTACTCTCAGGCTTCGAGCGCGTGTACTCAAGAACTGTGCGGAGCGCGGCGAGCTTCGCCTGCTTCTCTCCGGGGCCGAGCGCGAGAACGCAGGCTTCGTGGAGTGCAGCAACGCCTTTAGCTTCATCGCTATCGGGGATCACCACGGGGGAGATCATGCCTTCGTCGGTGATCATTTGAATAAACCTATCTGCCTTGCGGCGAGCTTCAGCCCACAGAGGGGCAGCAGTGTCGCGGGTCATCCCATTCGGGGTTCCTGCGCGTGAATACTTTTCTGGGTTCTGCTTGCGTTCGATGGCAGTCTTTGCGTGGTTGGCGCGCAGAGTTACCATCATCTTCTTGCGGCTCTCTGGATCTGCCCAGAGCCTTCGGAGAGCGAGAGAGTTCTTCTTGCCCTTGCGGGGGCGACCTACGGGCCACTTCTTAGGAGCGTCGGGATCGATGGGCTTCGGGGGCCTGCCGACAGGACGCTTCGGGGGCGCGTTAGGGTCTACTGGTTTCGGGACCTTCGGGAGGTCGCCGTAGAGACGAGCCCGGCCCACTTTGGGCAGGCCGAGCTTCTTAGTCATTCCGCTGCTTCCATTAGTTTGAGCTTGTGCAAGATACTTGAGGTCGGCGTGTGCTCATTAGTGGAAGAGCCGGACTTGTACTTGCGTGAAGTCTTGGTCGCGTATACCTCCTTGCTGTCTTTCGACCACATGTCCTTGAATGGGCCGTCCATCAGCTTAGCCACAGCCGCGCGCATCGGCGGGGACATGTGCGCGCTGTAGAACTTCGCAGCGCTACGAGCGTCGTTGCCGTACCGCTGATGGTGCAACTCTTGAAGCAGTAGCTTCGCGAGCGGTACGTCATCGGGGCCAGCTTCGTGCTGAGAGGCAACTTGCATCTCGTGTTCTCGCAGTTTGCGATCAACGACGATCTGGGTGTGGTAGCTTTCAGCCTTGTCCTTCTCCAGCTCACCAGACCCGAGCTTGTCGGAGGTCTCTCGTGCAGCGAACTGATCGTGCGTCATGTTGCGCCCCCACAGCTGCTCTTTAGTCAGCGGCGTGTGCGACAGCATCTCGCCCGTGTCAGGGTCCATGTACTCTGCCGGACCCGTGCGCTCCTTGATCACGCCAGAGCCCTTGAGCTTCTTGAGCGTGTTGACGGGAGGCGTCGGGAGGACGGCAGGAGGTGCAGGCTCTGGAGGAACCACAGGCCCCGGAGCAGGGGCTGGAGCAGCAGGAGGAGCTGCCTGTGTGGTGACGCCACCCGGAGGTGTCGCTGCGGGGTTCTGAGCCTTCTGGGCCTCGATCTGAGCAGTGACACGCGAGAGGACAGAGCCGATGGACGTGGGGCCAGCAGGGGCCGGGGGGGCCATCTGCGGAGCAGCCTGAGGAGCCTCAACGGGAGGCGCGGGCGGCTGCATGGACGGAAGAGACGCGGCGAAGCCTGCGGGCAGGATCGTCGTGCGCTTCTTCGGGAGCATCGGGATCGTAGGAGCCGCCTGAGCGGTAGGCTCTGCAGGCGCAACGGGCGCTGGTGCTTGAGCAGGGGGTGGTCCTACGGCAACAGTCGGCGCGGGGGCGGCAGGCGCTACAGGCTCAGGCGGCAAGCCCATCTTCAACTTCTTCTGCAGCATCGAGAGCGCAGTTGGGTTGAACGTGGGCTGTTCCGGGGGAGCTTCCACCGGAGGCGCGGGTGCAACGGGATCAGGGGGAAGCCCCTGCTTGAGTTTGTCCTTCAGCATCTTGAGAGCTGTCGGGTTGGGGCCGTTATACAGCTCACCGACCTTCGGCGCGGACCACGGCAACTGAGGCTGGGGTTCGGGGGCGGGCGCTTGTGCGGCTGCTAGAGCGTTCTGACGAGCAGACGCCGCAGCAACTTGCTTCACGATGGCAGAGATGCCCGTGTGGAGCTGCACGTTGTTGTTCAGCATGGCCTTCAGCGACTGCTGAGGAGCCACAGGAGCCGTAGGGGCACCCCACAGCTGCGTGTTCTGCGG